CGACGCACAAAACGTACAGATTAAGCGCGGCGAGGAAGATACAAGCGACAAAGAAAATGATCCTACCCCTAGCTTTAGCCAAAACCCTTTTGTTCTGAACAACCCCAGAACTATTAATCAAGTTGGTTTAAAGCTCAAATTTACGAAAGAAGCCTCAGACAGGCGTGAAGACATCAAGCAGGCATATCGCCATCAAGTCTTTGGCAACCCTTACGGAGGGCGTGCAATTCAATCATTTATAACCGAAAGGGTAACGCTTAATAAAGGAAATAAACAAATAAGACTGGAGTTAAAGGCTCAGATTTTATTTAGCCAGGATTATGGGAGAAGGGTTTACGGCACGCCTACGGTTGAAGTCGTAACAAATCAAACTGATGCAGGCTGGGAAGTAGGCGATAAGGTCACGCACGAGTTGACTGTAAGCTCTAGTACAGACGCAGATCTTTTTTACATTAAAGGCAAAAAAGTAAGCAAGGAATATGAAATTACAAGTCTTGCTCAGGAAGTGGCTCCAGTGGTAGAAACAAGCGGCGATCGCTTCTTTGAAGAGCAAACACAATATGCTGACGTGACTTTTTACGACGGACTTATTGAGAAGTCAAATGCTTCACAACCTGAGCATGAGATTGTTTATGCAAATGAGATTGCAACAAATAAGCAAACTCCAGAGTACACAAATTTAGTTACGGCTGGCCTTGTCGTCAAAGCAGATCGAAACTTTAATCGCTTAGATCAACTAAGGGTATGGCTTGGCAAAGGTTTGCGTGTGGAACGTTTGAACCCCAATGTTTCTCAGTACCAAGACGGTGCTGGCACTTACGGCGCAAGTAATCTGTTTAGCGATTTGGCGTATTTCTTGTTAACAAACAAGAGAGCTGGCGTTGGTGGCGCTGTTGGTGATCAGTTGGTTGATAAAGATTCTTTTATTAACACTGCAAAGTTTCTTGCAACTAACGAGCTTTTCTTCAATGGGGCGCTTTCTGACAAAGTTAACCTGCAGAGCTATCTGACCGAAACAGCGCCGTTCTTCCTTTGTAATTTCCTGATTAAAAACGGCAAGTACGCTTTGCAGCCAGCCTTGCCGAATATTAAAGATGATGGAACGATTGACGCTGTTAGCCGCGTTGAGATCAAGCAGATTTTTACGGCTGGGAACATCCTTGAGGATAGTTTCGAGCTTGAGTACTTAAGGCAAGAAGAACGGCAAGCGTTTACGGCGTTCGTTAAGTTCCGGCTAGAAACAAAGAACAGCTTCCCAGAGGATAAAGTTATCCGCATTCAACGGTCTACCAACGGGCGAGACTTGCAGGCTTTCCCAGACGATACACTAGCCAAAGAAACGTTTGACCTTTCGCAGTTCTGCACAACTGAGCGCCATGCAATTACGGCTGGGAAGTATTTCTTAGCACTGCGCGAGCTGGTCACTCATACGATTAAATTCACAACAACCCTTTCTGGCTTGAGTTTAGAGGCTGGTGACTACATCAAGGTCTTTACCGAATCAATGCCTTTTGATGTTGCGAAAAACGGAACCGTCAGTTCTTCTGGCGTGGTAACAAGTACATCAAGCCTTCCAGATGGTGATTACGTCATTGATTATTTCTTTACTGGTACGGATGTCGAAAACGTTAATGAAGCAGGTCTAAGAAGAGCGACGATCAGGATTGCAGACAAGACTGTGGCTGACTCTAATTTCCACGGCATTATTTTCTCGATTGCAAACGAAACAACAATTTCGCAAAACACCTATTTGGTTGAGCAGTTAACAATGGCTGACGATGGTACGGTTCAGGTCGTGGCTTCAGAGCATCCTTGTGATGTCCGAGGCGCAAGCCGAATGAACGCGCTTATTGTTAGTGACAGCTCTTTTGTCCTTGATCGGCTCTAATGGCCTTCCCTTCTCACAAGCCAACTAGCCGCAGCTTTGAAGCTGGCGACTACGCAATCAAGACGTACAAGGCGCAAAACGGGGCTGAAACTCGGATCTTGTACGGCGACAGGCGCACCAACATGAAACTGAGCCTTAGTTATGCAAACATCACCGATACGCAAGCTGATGATTTCATTGCTCATTACGACGAAGTGAAAGGCTCTTTTCAAACGTTCGACCTTGATGCAAATGCAAAGTCAGGCTGGGAAGGCACGAGCACCGCATTGGACGCCACAGCTCAAGGCAATAAGTACCGATACGAAGGCCCACCGCAAATAACGCAGGTGCGACCAGGGACTAGCACTGTTACCATTAATCTGATTGGTGTTCTCTGATGGCAAAGGTCTACACCGGCAGAGATGGCGTCATGCAGGTGGGTGGCTCGACCTTGGCCAAAGTGGTGAGTTTTTCTGTTCAGTCAAATCTTGAGACGTTAGAAACAACAACGCTTGGCGACAATATTCGTAGTTATAGCCCTGGCATTTTGGGCTATGCCGGCAGCGCAACCTTGCTGTATTACAAGGAAGACGACGGCAGCATCAACACCAGCACTTTGCTGAACAAGCTTGTGAAGACTGGGACTGCAGGCGTTTCATCTAGTGACACCGTTGAACTGACGTTTCGTTGGGTTGATGGAACGGACAATAACGACATCAAAATGACGGCATACGTTACGAGTGCCAACATCGGCGCTGCTACTGCGGATCTAGCCCGTGCTGAGATTTCGTTCATCGGTACTGGTGCGTTGTCTGCCGCCTCGGTCTAATGAGCGTTTATTTAGGAACGTTTGGCAAAGTCGAACTGCAACGGCAGTTTGATGGCGGCGAGCTGTCTTCTACGGTTAATACCAGTGATGTCAACGCAATACGCAAGCGTTTTAGCTTTGACTTTCAGCATGGTCAACTGCTGACTGGTGATCAGGTTGAGATTACAAGCACCAACGGGGCTGCTTTATCTTTCATCTCTGGTTACACAAAAACAAGCGTCAAAAAGTTCTTACATATTGACGATCTTGACGGTGTTCGTCTTTATGACACCTTTGCTAATGCGATCAATGGCGGCACAGCAAACGCAACAGCTTTGGCGGTGCCTGGATCGGACATCCCAATCAGAGTAAAGGTTGAGAATGCAGATTTCAAACTATTGGCGCAGGTTAAATCTTATGAGCTAAACACTGAACGTGAGACGGTAGATACAACAACGTTGTCTGATGAGTTTCGCAGTCGGATCAGCACATTGATGTCTGGGTCTGGTCGGATGGCGTGCGAGTGGGAATACGCAGGCGATACCGTTAATGAGCTGCCTCAATACTTGGTGCAGCTTGCATTGCGTACAAAAGTTGGTTCACAATTTAAGGCAAGGTTTTATTTGAAGGCTGATGGGTATAACCCAAGCGGAGTTGCTGCAGCTTCAAATGATGAGATCTGGTACGAATTTACCGGTGTGTTAACAGCTTGCGCCACACAATTTACGCCATCAAATGTTGTTGAAATTGCAGCAGACTTTATTACTACTGGAGATGTGAGCCTCAAGGTCAGCCTGACCCCATCTGAAGCGATCTTGCAAGAAAATAGTGATGACATACTCTTGGATCAAGATGGCACAGCTAAGCTGATGCTTGAAAGTTCCGACACTTAAGCCCAGGAGGGCCAAGGCTCATGGCTGATCTGAAAATCAGTGAACTTAGCGCCCTCGCTGGTGGCAATCTTGTCGCGGCTGACGAGCTGGCGATTGTTGATGACTCAGCCAGTGAAACTAAGAAAATTACGGTTTCGGACCTGATCGCCAATGGCGTAACGGTCATCAGTGATGACACGATCCCAGGCGCCAAGATTCTGTTTGGTGCGGGTGATATTGCCACAGCCGCTCTGGCTGATGGTGCTGTCACAACAGCAAAGGTTGCAGATGACGCTATTACAGCGGCAAAGCTGGGCAATGAGTCAACCGTAGATCTGGTCACAACGCTGCCAGGCACTGGCGCGTTTACGGGCCAGCTTGCTTTTGATACTGACGACAACAAGCTTTATATCTGGGACGGTTCAGCGTGGCAAAGCCTGAAGGCTGCTGGTTCTGTCAATACTGTCAGCGGCAGTACGACTGGTGAGATCAATATCGTTTCAAGCGTCAGTGGCGATACGGTCACGCTTAGCGCAACGATCGATGACACGACAAGCGCAAACCAATTCTTAGCTGGTCCGACTGGTGCTGCTGGTGCGGTTGGGTATCGCGTCATTGATGGAAGCGATTTGCCGGTTTCAACTAGCTCTGCAAAAGGCGGCGTCATTGTTAATGGCGAAGGCTTGCGAATGGATGCAAGCACCATCGAAGTTGATAACGATGTCACGGCTAGTGCTACGCATCATGTCGTCACGTATGACGCCAAAGGTCTAATTACTGGCGGTCGTGTTTTAGCGGCTAGTGATTTGCCGATTGCTACAGCAAGCGCCGTTGGTGGCGTTATTGCTAGCACTGGCTTGACTGTTGATGGGTCAGGCAACCTGACGATCGACAACAGCGTCACCGCTGACACTTACACCAAGGTCACGGTTGCAGCCACTGGCCTGGTTACTGCAGGCTCAACCCTTGCCGCTAGTGATCTGCCGAACCACAGCGCAGATCTGTTGACTTCGGGCAATATCCCACTGGCACGTATTGCTGACAACTTGGTCACTGGCGCAAAGCTGGCTGATTATGCGTCGGCAAAAATCGGTGAGACAAACCCGACCGCTGATTACATCGGACAGCTGTTCTTCAATCCATTAACCAGAGACCTGAGTCTGTGGGATGGCAACGTCTTCCAGCCAATCGGCATTAGTGCTGGTGAGATTGTATTTGCTGGAACGTATAACGCAACAACGAACCTTCTGAGTTCTGTCACTTCTGACGGCACTGGTGCTGGTTTTGTTGTTGGCCAGGCATTGCCTGCAGCTTCTGGCACTAATAAAAATTTCTACGTTGTTGTTGATGTTGGTGGCACTGGCACGTCACCCGCTCCAGCGGTTGCTTTGGCACCGCCTGACTTTGTCCTTAGTACTGGCACTGAGTACAAGCTGATTGACGTTTCCGAAACGGTAACGGCACAGGTTGCATCAAACGTTGGTTTTACTCCTGTTGGCACGATTGCAGCTAATAACGTTCAGACGGCAATCGCTGAGGTTGACACTGAGAAGGTTGCCAAGAGTGGCGACACGATGACTGGCGACCTGACGCTGAATGATGCAAATGTCGTCTTTGAGGGTGCAACAGAAAACGATAATGAGACCACATTGACTGTTGTCGATCCAACTGCTGATCGCACAATCACGCTGCCTGATGTCACTGGAACGGTTGTCACGACTGGTGACACCGGAACTGTTACTAGCACGATGTTGACCGACGGCACGATCGTTAATGCCGACATCAATGCAAGCGCAGAGATTGCAGTTAGCAAGCTTGCAAACGGCACTGCACGTCAACTGCTACAGACTGATGCGGGCGGAACAGGCGTTGAATTTACGAGCAACGTTGATGTCCCTGGAACGTTAGATGTAACTGGTGCGGCAACACTTGATTCAACTTTAGATGTTGCTGGTCTGATCAGTGCTGATGGCAAAGTTAGCTTCCCGCTGGGCAGTGCTAGTGCGCCAAGCTTGATCCCAGGGGCTGATACTAATACTGGAATCTTTTCACCTGGAGCTGATCAGTTAGCGATTACAACTGCTGGAACGCAGCGCGTCACTGTTGACAGCTCGGGCAATGTATTAGTTGGCAAAACTGCTTCAACTGGAGTTACCGCAGGATGTGAACTAAGACCTGCTGGCATGGGAGTTTTCACAAGAGCTTCAGCCAATCCTCTGCAAATTCGTCGTCTAACAGATGACGGTGATTTGGTTGAGTTTTACCAAGATACTGGGCTTATAGGTTCTATTGGTGTTCAAGGAACTTCTCTTACTGTCGGCATGGCTGGCACCGAGAAATTACGAATTGACAGCTCGGGGAATGTGGGGATTGGCGTTTCCAGTTTGAGTTCTGGTGATGGAAATTTAACTGTTTTAGCGGATGGCACGGGAGCAGGCACAGCCAATACGCGTTTGTTCATGACTGGATACGAAGGGACATCCGGGAATGGAGCTGGCTTGTGGTTTGGTGCAAGAAATAATGAAAATACAGGTGTAATTGGTTCTCGAACTGCTAGTGGAAACATTGCTTTTGAAACATATAGTGGTGGCTGGGGAGAGCGGATGAGAATCGACAGCTCGGGCAATGTTGGGGTTGGAGTCACAAATCCCCAAACTGGTTTACACATTTCTGATGGATCATCACTTGCTGGACCTCAAAATACTGGCGCAGGAAGACTGACGATTCAGAACTCATCTTCTGCAGACATTCAATTGATGTCGGCAAACACAGGATATAACCATATCTTTTTTGGCGATCAAGATGATGCAAATGCTGGCGTAATTTATTACCAGCATAGCGGTAATGCAAATGCACTAGTGTTTATGACTAGTGCTGCAGAGCGGATGCGAATCGACAGCTCGGGCAACGTAGGCATAGGGACTAGCAGTCCTAATAATACTTTTGATGTCGTAGGTTCTTCTTCAACTGGTGCGAGCAGCGCGGGAAATGTAGCTGAATTTGCTGGACCTAGCAGTACAAATGGCTTTCAGATTTTTGTCAATGACACCGATAATAACTCTGGCATTCAGACCAAAAGTGCAGATGCACTTATTATTAACCCACACGGAGGCAACGTCGGGATTGGAACGTCAACTTTAGGTTCTGGACTTTTAACTGTTTATGGTTCGGGTGCTAGAACAATGTTCCAAGGATCATCTACTGGGACAGGAAATGGCAATGGTTTTACAACTGGCAACAACGGCAGTACTGATGCTTTTGTATGGAACTATGAAAATGGCTTTATTCAATTCGCTACCAACAGCACCGAGCGGATGCGAATCGACAGCTCGGGTGATGTAGAAATTATGCAGGGTCAAAACCTGACATGGGTTTTTGCAGGTGGTTCTACACATCGTGCTCGTATTCGTGCTGAGTCTAGTGATGCTTTGATCTTTGAAAATGGGTCAGGTAATAGTGAGAGAATGCGAATCGACAGCTCGGGTGAATTAAGTATTTCAAGCACTCGTTCTGGAAATCAAGTATCCGATAGCATAGTTAAATTTAACATCTTAAATAGCAATGGTGACAGCAAGAAAGCTGAAATTAAAGCTATTAAAACATCTGACGTAAGTAGTGAATTAATTTTTAGTACAACTGCAAGTCATGCCTTTGCAGAACGGATGCGAATCGACAGCTCGGGAAATGTTGGGATTAATTTGTCAAGTCCTACCTCGCAATCTGGCAAAGTATTGCATATTGCTGGAGACACCGGTGGACAGGCTCGGATTCATTTAACGACATCAGCCTCAGGTCATGGCGCTAACGATGGTGCATATCTTGTTGCATTAGGTGCAGAATCTGGAAGCAATGCAGGAACGTTATCCATAATGAACCTTGAGAATAGTCCCATGACTTTTCTTACTAATTCAACCGAGCGGATGAGGATTCGTCCCGACGGTGAAACAAAGATTTACGACGTTTACACTCGAACTGACGCCGCGTCACCAAACATGGTCGTCAAAGCTGATGGATCGTTACGTCGATCAACGTCTTCTATTAAATATAAAACAAATGTCGAGACTTTAGAAGATAATTATGCTGATGCAATCTTAAACGTTCGACCTGTTTGGTATCGTTCTCTCTGCGAAGGAAACCCGCAAGAGCATAGCTATTATGGATTTATCGCAGAAGAGGTTGCAGAAATTGATCCACGTCTTGTTCACTTTAAGACGACTGAAATTACTTATAACGAAAATGGTTCAACCGTAACTACGCCTTGTGATCCAGAACCTGAAGGTGTTCAATATGACCGCTTCGTTCCTCACTTGCTCAATTTAATTAAGCGTCAGCAAGCAGCTATCGAAACCCTAGAAACCAAAGTCGCAGCCCTTGAGGCTGGATAGTAAACCGCCCCATGGCAACATGGGGCGCTCAAGTTACACTGACCCTATTGCTCCTTTTTCATGGCAAACACCTACACCTGGAAAGTTGGCCAGTGCGATCGCACTTTGGCTGATGGCGTAATCTCAACGCTCCATTACACCGTCACAGCAGTGACTGAAGACGGTGTTTATTCCGCTGGGGCGTATGGCTCAGTCGGTCTTGAAGCACCTGAGGCTGACGACATGATCGCCTATGACGATGTGACTGAAGCGCAGGCAATTTCTTGGTTGCAAACTGCCATTGGCGGTGAAGAGAAAGTCGCCGAAATTCACACCGCTCTCGACAATCAGCTGACGGAAAAGCGCACACCAACTACAGGTGCTGGCTTGCCCTGGTCCGCCTGATGCAAAGACCTGATCCAATGATGTCCGCGTCTTACGGGGCTACGGACATCGAGGCCCAAAACAATAGAAATACATGGTTAACCATGCTCTATATGCTTGAGGGTCGCGACAAGCCTGATCATCCTCAGCGCGGTCTTTACACCGGCTTGCATAAACGTCACTTTTCAACGTTCCCTGGAACGGATGAAAACTAAGGAACAGATTCCTAACTGTCCATTGACCGGGCCAGCTAATCTGGCTCAAGAAAACTCAACCCCTTCTACAAATGATCAAGCAACTTGTTTTTGGTGCAGCCGCTGGCGCACTTGCCTTGGCCCCCCTCTCTGCAACCGCAAAACCGTATTTGAACCCGGAGTTCAATGGCGCAACTGTTGGCGATGATTACTTAGGCGGTGCGCTAACACTGGACGTTGGCTACGAAGGCGGCGAAGGCGCTTATTCCTGGTTTATTCAGGGCGGTCCTGCCATCATCATGCCTAACGGTTCAGAAAACGAGATTGAGTTCGCTGGCAAATTCGGGGGCTCTGTAGCCGTTGCAAAAAACGTTTCTGTCTACGGAGAACTCAGCGGCGTAACTGGCGACGACTTCAGCTGGGGTTCAAAGCTTGGCCTGAAGTACGGCTTCTGAGCTAGTCTTTAGTCGAACTGCTACAACCTCCCTTGGTGCTCACACGGCAAGGGGGGTTTTTTATTGATGCAAAAAGTCTTTAATCTGTTTGCGACTCTTGGCTTCGTAATGTCGGCATCGATGGTTGTTGGATCGTTGTTGCTCTACACGCGCATCCCATCGCTGACGAAGTATTACATGAGTGAGCTGAAGCTAGAACTGACAAAGTTGGTAACTGACATGGTGCCAGCCAAGATTGATGACGTGATGCCTGAACTGCCAACAGCAACAGGCCCTGTCATTGAGCCTGCTTTTGAGCTGCCTAAGTCACCGTTCTGATAGGTGCCTGAAATACCTGAGATTGGTGTGGGGCGTATTGGCGTTCCAGAAATACCAACTTGGAGAAGTATCCCGCCGCAAAGCATTCCTTCTGAGCCACCAATCACTTTGATGCTTGGCTTTCCCGTTGGGGAAATGCCTGGCTGTGTTGAGACACGTAATACTCAACCTGGGAATGCAGATGCTTATACGACAGACCCGAAGGGCAACTTTACGGTTTGCGATGGGACGATGCCATCGTTTCCTGCTGCACTGGACTTTACGCCTGGCACGTTGACTTATGGATCAGCCAAGCCACCAGCAATAAACCCAAAAGAAAAACCGGCAGCCTCCCAGCAACCGGTAAAGTCCCCTCCGTCAACAGCTGCACCTGCTGACATTCCAAATGTAGACACGGAATTACCATGTCCGCCACTGGATGCAATACCTATTGGCGCTAAAAATAAACAGCAGACTGCGGTTATCACCGGTTATAAATTGATCGATGGAAAATGCACAGCACAGCTCGACCCGCTGGACGTACCAACGATCATCAGCAATTATTTGCCTGGTGCGCCTGTTATTACAACGACAGCAACGATTGCGGCAGTAGCGACAACAGCAGCGATCTTCGCCAAACCGTTAGGCGACATTCTGCTGAAAGCGATCAAACCTATCGTTAAAAAGACAATCAAGAAAATTAAGGAGAAGCTTGGGAAGAAGGT